TCTTGAAAAACTTATTTCGACTGCAACAGGTGATAACCCAATCACTATTGGAACTCCAGCAAAATATCGTAAGTGGTATACGGATAGAAAAGGAAAGCTTGATGTTTATTAAGGAGTGGAATAAATTATTATGAGAACTCAATTTATGGTTGGAGAATATTATGACTAAAACACAATTGTTGTGTACATTCACCCGAAGAAACAGACTACACGACACAGTTGATGTAATTATTGAGTGTAATGAAATAGTATTTAGCAAAATTTATGTGTTTCAAAATGAAAAAGATTATCATCAGTTAATTTGCACATACAATATAGAGTATTCAGATGATTTCATGGAAAATGTTAAAGATACAATTTCTCTACATAGGAAGAAACAGACAAATACTCTTTATACAATAAATGCACTTAATGAAGTTATCAGATCACTAAACGAAGGTATTCTTGACAAGACATTTTCAGTACCCTGGGAAGAATATAAAAATTCATTACTTCTCACAAATGAAGATGGATTAAATATAATACCGACAAGAATTTATTCAATAATAGATGTTAATACGTGGGATAGAAATTTAGAGGGAAATTAATAGTGGAAACTTTAGCTAAGTTGGTTGCTTTAATTTTGGGTTTGATGGGATTGAGTTCTAAAGCAACATCAATAAAAAAATCCAAAGTTAAGAAAATAGATGTTAAGAAAGAAGAACTTGAGAAACAAGTTAAAAAGGTTGATAAGGAACTGAAACGGGTTAAGAAAGCACAAGCTAAAGCTAAGAACCCTATTAAGAGAAAGAAGATAAAAGACGCTGCTAAGTTTTTGAAGGATTTTGCGAAGAAGAAATGAAGAAACTAATAATTGTTTTAATATTATCATTTGGGTTTTCCCAAACAACTTTAACTAAAGAACAGGCGGATGAACTTGCCAAAAATATACAAGAATTACAAGTTAGAGCCGATTCTCTATCTATTTCAGATAGCTTAAAAACTTTAGAAATAGATTTACTTAATCAGAAGGTTGCATCGTTAGAAGAAGATTTAACTATTACAGAAAAGAAAGCTAAGTTAGTTAAGGCAAGTTGGTATGAGAACAAATGGTTATATTTTGGATACGGGGGAATTTTATCATACGCCTTAGTAACAGCTTTAAATGCACTGGACAACTTTTTTTAATGATTAAAAAAAAATCACGTTTTGGCGTTTTTGGTTTATATATATAATATCAGTCTATAGTAATAGACAACAGTTTTTTGACATTTGAAATTGGCAAAGCAGAAAGGCCGTACACCTTTCTGTGGGGTTGACTGAACAACAGGTTTTGATAAAGGCTTGTAATGTATCCCAATCCTCTATGGTAGAGAATCAGCACCTAAATGTTGGTGTTTTTAGGATGACAGTCCGTGCGGGAGTTTGAGTCAACACTACTTGAGAAAGTAAACCAACTTTTTCGCTTCATTGGGAGTACCCGAAAGGAAATCTCCCTGAGAACTGGCTGAATAAATCTTCTTTGAGGATTAAAGCAATCGGTTAGAAATTGTATTCGCCTCAACGATGTTTAATAGCATTGAGAGAGAATCGAAGTAACTTTCGGAAACGAGATATGAAGTAATCTATCAAAGTGGCTCAATGTGAAATGGTATTTTCACACCCCCAAAAATTTCAAAATTTTAAAGTAGTTCGTTATTTTCAGTCTCCACCATACCACCAGACGTGAAAACGATGAGCTACTTTTTTTTTACAAAAAAACTTGGATGGTTTTAGAATCTGGCTGATATATATTACAGAATGATGGTTACATCATTACTAATTAATAAATGAAATGTATAGGAGAATAAAAAATGGATATTGATGCAATTCGTAAGAAATTAGAACAACTTCAAACAACAAACACCAGAACAACAAATCTTTGGAAACCACAGCCTGGTAAAACTCAAATAAGGATAGTACCTTATAAGTACAATAAATCAATTCCGTTCATTGAGTTATTTTTTCATTATGACTTGGGCGGAAAGAGTTATTTGTCACCTATCAGTTTTGGTCGTCCAGACCCGATTGAAGAGTTCGCAGATAAACTAAAATCTTCCGGAAATAGGGAAGATTGGAGACTTGGTAAAAAGTTAGAAGCCAAGATGAGAACTTTTGCTCCCGTTGTAGTAAAAAGCGAAGAAGGAGAGGGTGTTAAATTCTGGGGTTTTGGTAAGACAGTTTATCAAGAACTTTTAAGTATTATAGCAGACCCTGATTATGGTGATATTAGTGATCCCGTAAATGGTCGTGATGTAGTAGTAGAGTTCAAGACAGCTGAAGAAGTTGGATCTTCATTTCCAAAAACAAATATTCGTGTAAAACCAAATCAAACTCCTGTAACTGAAAATAAGGCAGTATTTGAAAGTATTCTTGAAAATCAAAAGAACATCACAGAAATCTATCAGGAACAGTCTTATGATGAACTTGCAGAAGTTTTACAAAATTGGTTAAGTCCCTCTGATGACGAGACAACTACAAAAGAAAGTGATTCAGCTACAGAAGCCACTTTGGAACAGACAACAACTGTAACAAATGCATCTGAAGCATTTGATGAATTATTTAATAAGTAGGGGGAGTGTAATATGTCAGTCAGAGATGAATTGGCAGATGTTCTCGCTGAAAAGTTAAATAACCAATTCAAAGATTATAAGGTAGCTTATTTTCTAGACGGCTCAGACCCGACTCCAACAGACATTAAGGAATTTGTATCTACAGGTTCTACTGTGTTGGATTTGGCTATTTCAAACAAACCTAACGGTGGAGTTGCAGTTGGCCGAATTACTGAAATCAATGGATTGGAGTCAAGTGGTAAATCTTTGCTCGGTTCTCATATTTTAGCTGAAACACAGAGAAAAGGTGGAGTTGCTGTTTATATTGACACAGAAACTTCCGTCAGTAGAGAATTTCTCGAAGCAATTGGAATCGAAATTCAGAACTTATTGTATCTTCATTTGGAAACAGTTGAAGATGTATTTGAGGCTATTGTAGAAATAGTTGCAAAAGTTCGTGAGTCAGATAAAGATAGACTTGTAACAATTTTGGTTGACAGTTTAGCAGGAGCTTCTACAAAAGGTGAATTAGACGGCGATTTTGATAAAGAAGGTTGGGCGACTGATAAAGCTATTATCACAAGTAAAGCTATGAGAAAGATTACTCAGATGATAGGAAAACAGAGAGTTGCCCTTATCTTTACAAATCAACTCAGAACCAGACTTGGAGTAATGTTTGGTGATCCTTGGACAACAAGTGGTGGTAAGGCATTACCATTTCACGCTTCCACTCGTATCAGATTAAAAAATCTCGGTCAAATCAAAGATTCTAAAAAGAACACAGTTGGTATTAAAATGAGAGCTCAGGTCATTAAGAACAGACTTGGACCCCCAATGAGACATGCCGATTTCAATCTTTACTTTGAAAGTGGACTAGATAATGATGGAAGTTGGTTACAGGTGTTAAAAGACCATAAATTAGTGAAACAAAGTGGAGCATGGTATTCTATGGAAAACCATGAAGGAGAAGAATTAAAGTTTCAGTCTAAGGATTGGTCAGAACAGCTGGAAGACGAGGGATTTAAATCTCATTGTTATGATTTGATTTGCGACAAAGCAATTTTGAAATATGACAAGAACTTTGGAATTGACGAAATTACAATCTCAGAGGAGTCTGATGAGTAATGAACGATATTTATCTATTCTTGAAGAAATAAAGAAACACGGCGGCGATGTAGATGTAGGCAAGCCAAATGATAAGGTATTGATAATAGATGGCCTGAATACTTTTATACGAGTATTCAGTGTTATACCAACTACCAATGATGATGGAGTTCATGTTGGTGGAATAGTTGGTTTTCTCAAATCAATCGGTTACTCTATAAAGATGCTTGGACCCACCCGTTGTATTGTTATTTTTGACGGTAAAGGTGGTTCTACTCGTCGCCGAAAAATTTATCCAGAATATAAGCAAAAACGAAAAACTAAAGTTCGTTTGAATAGATCATATGATTTTAGTTCTATGGAAGACGAACGCCATTCTATGTTAATGCAGTTGAGTAGATGTGTGGAATACCTTGAAAAATTGCCTCTAACAGTCTTGTCGGTAGACAGCGTAGAAGCTGACGATGTTATTGCGTATATTACAGAACAAGTGCTCACAGAGAGTAAGGTTACAATAATGTCTACCGATAAAGATTTTTTACAACTCGTTGATGATCGAGTTTCAGTTTGGAGTCCAACCAAGAAAAAGTTATATACTCCAGAAAGTGTAAAAGAAGAATACGAAATTGCATCGTCTAATTTTATTATGTATAGAGTTTTAGATGGTGATAAGTCGGATAATATTTCTGGGATAAAGGGATTTGGATTAAAAACCATTATTAAAAAATTTCCACTTCTTTTAGAAAACAAAGAGATAGATATAGATGAGTTAAAAGATTATGCAAGAAATAACGAGGTTGTACTTGAAGACGATGTTATAAATAGAAATTATAAATTAATGCAACTGAAAGAAGTTGATATATCAGCCAATGCAAAACTAAAAATTAGCACAAATGTTAATAAATCAATACCACCAACTGCCAAGATGCAATTTGAAAAAATGTTTATCGAGGATAGATTATTTTCTACATTTCCAAATCTTAATAGTTGGTTATTGACAACTTGGACTCAGTTGAATAGATACGCTGAAATGACAAATGGGTAGAAAACGAAAATATTTTACAGAAGAAGAACAACAAGATGCTCAAAGGAGATGGCAGATGGAGCATTATGAACGCAACAAAGAAAAAATTCTGAGGAAAGCCCGAGACCGATATAGACAGAGGAAGTTGAAGGAGACACGGGAAAAAAATAGAAAAGAATTATATGGAGAGTAAATTTATACTATGAGTGAGAATTTAACTAGCTTTGGTCCTACTTTTCAAATGAAAGTTATAGCTTCTCTATTAGAAGATCCTGTTTTTACACAAACAGTATTAGATATTTTAAAGCCAATATACTTTGAGTCAGATGCCAATAGATGGATAGTAGATACAATCGTTTCGTATTTTATGGAATATAAAACCAATGCTACATTGGAAGTATTGAAAGTTAAGATAGATGAAATTGAAAATGATATATTGAAAGCGGGAGTTGTAGAAAATTTGAAGGAAGCTTGGCGAAATATTGAATCTCCTGACTTAGAGTTCATAAAAGAAGAAACTCTCAATTTTTGTAAGAACCAGGTCTTGAAAAATGCCATTGTACAGTCAGTTGACTTATTGGAAATTAAGGATTATGATGGAATCAAAAAATTGATAGATGACGCGATGAGATCTGGTGCAGAAAGAAATTTAGGACACGATTATATTATTGGAATAGAAGAAAGACTTACTAAAAATGCAAGGGAAACTATAAAGTCGCCGTGGGATGTTGTAAATGAAATTATGGATGGTGGATTAGGTACAGGAGAATTGGGAGTTATTGTTGCACCAGCGGGAATTGGTAAAACTTGGTGTTTACAGTCTATTGCGGCAGGGGCAGTTAGAGATGGATTGTCAGTAATCCATTATACATTAGAATTGAATCAGGCTTATGTTGGATTACGATATGATACTGTTTTTAGTGGAGTTACTACTACTAATATAAAATTTCATAAAGAAAAAGTTGAAAAAATAATAAGTGAGTTGGAAGGAAAATTGTTAATAAAATATTATCCAACAAAATCAGCTTCAGTTCAGACTCTTTCATCTCATCTTAAACAATCAGAAATACAAGGAATTAAACCTGATTTAGTAATAGTAGATTATGCAGATATTTTGGTTGGAGTGGGAAGTGAAAGGAGATTTGTTTTAGAAAATGTATATGAGGAGTTAAGAGGACTGGCTGGTGAGTTTGACGTTCCAATTTGGACAGCATCACAAGCCAACAGAAGTGCACTTGAGGAACATATTATAGATGCAACAAAAGTTGCTGAGGCTTACGCAAAAGTTATGATTGCAGATTTTGTAATGAGTATGAGTAGGAAAGTTGAAGATAAAATTTCGAATACAGGCAGGTTTCATGTGATTAAAAATCGGTTTGGACCAGATGGAATTACATTTCCATCTACAGTTAATACTAATATAGGTAATATTCAAGTTTATGAAGAGACTACTAAAGGTGGAAAGATAGCACAAGGTAAAATGGACAATTCAAAAGAATATGAAAGAAAAATGTTATCAAAAAAATATGATGATATGAAAAATTTAATTGTATTTTTAGGCTCTAGCTTTGGAAACTTTGATCCTGAAAATGGAATCAAATTTTTGCAAAAAATTAATTCCTCAATGAAGAAAGATGATCTATTTTTAGTCGGCTTGGATCTTGTAAAGGATAAAGATGTATTGTGTCAGGCGTATAATGATTCGCAAGGAATTACGGCACAATTTAACCTCAATGTTTTATCAAGAATTAATTCAGAATTGGGTGGCAACTTTGATACAAGTAAGTTTGTGCATCATGCAGTCTATAATGAAAATCAGAATAAAATTGAGTTATACTTGCGTTCTTTATCAAAACAGACGGTTGAAATACCTAATGCAGATTTAATGTTGGAAATTGATGAAGATGAACTTATTCATACTGAAAATTCGCATAAATACACGATTTCTCAGATTAAACAAATGTTTACAATGACTGGTTATCAAATTAAGGATATGTGGAATGATGATAATAGATACTATAGCCTAGTTTTACTTTCAAAGAATTAGACGTCCTCTACACATCTAAATCCCGCAAAAAGCCATCTTTCGTCTAGTCTGAAAAAGTTTCTGTAGCTACCACGTATGGATATTGATGGTGTTCCAAAAGAGCCTCCTCTTAACACTTTTTGATTTGCAAACCATTTGTCATTGTATTCAGAAAAACCTGTCTTAAAACCAGGATAGCCAGAAAATTCAGAAGATGTCCATTCCCACACATCACCGATCATCTGGTGACATCCGTAGTGGCTTTTACCATTGGGGTATGCACCTACTTCTGCACAACTCCAAATGTATGATTCCAACAGATTTGCATGTACAGTATCTGGAGATTCGTTACCCCATGGAAAAATTGTTTTTAGTTGGTTCTTTTCGTCCCAACATGCAGCTTTTTCCCACTCTGCTTCGGTTGGTAATCTTTTCCCTGCCCATTTGCAATACGCATCAGCTTCGTAATAGCTAACATGGCAAACAGTCTCATTCGGATTTATCCTTCGTTTTCCATGAAAATCACGCGTTACCCATTCCCCATCAATCTTCTCCCAATACATAGGGGCGTTCCATTTTTCATTTTGTATTTTATCCCAACCATCAGAAAGCCAATATTTGAAGTCGTCATAACCTCCATC